GACATATTAATCCCAACTTAATTTATATAAGTTTAATACTCTAGCTATATGGGCAGGTAATGAGGTACTTGTAATATATTCTATCTGTACACTATTTGTACCCGGAGCTTTGGGACTATGTACACTACCATCATTCTTTAGATAATATGTAACTAGATCAAATACTGCAATTTTTAAATCCTCTGGTAAAGTCTCGTAACCAGCATAATAGGATATTTTGTATCCGTTTATCAATCTGGGAAATACAGTCGGGTTATCAGTAGAGGATACTGGTAAAGGTAGTATCTTGTTATTCTCTAGGTCTAATACATAGTCTGTATATTCTACTAGATCAGTGGTAGTTTGACCATAGTCTTCACTATACTCTACTCCCAATATAGAAATTATGGGATATTCGTTTAATAGTATTTCTGTATTTCCACCATTAGAATACTCAATCTTAGCATCATTTACATAGTCTACTAGACCTGATCTACAATATGTTTTTACGAATTTACTAACTATAGGTATAAGTACTTCTATTTCTGAATCCTGATTAGTGCTGGAAATACCAGCATATGCTTTATATTCTTCCAGTGTAATTAGATCCATGTTTATTCCTTTATCTTACATAATGGTGGTCCATTATGTAAGATAGGGGAAATATCCCCTATCTTATAAGTTAGATTAACTCCAACGTAGTACTGACACACCTTGACCAAGGTTAGTAGTAACTTGAGCAGCACCTGTACGTAGTGATGCTACTAGAACCTTACGCTGAGTTTCTACTAGGTCTTGAGTATCGAAACGTAGACCACGCTGATTACCAACAACGAAGTTGCCAGGAGCAACAGCGATAGCGGCGTAGTTAGTTGTAGCACTTGAGCTACCACCAGCCTTAGTTGGGAATTCAGAAGATACTAGAACTGGGCTATTGCCAACATGGCCAACCATACCAGTTAGAATTGTAGCTTGAGGACCAGCCTTATCTACTGTTAGGAAGTTAGTATCATCTAATAGATCGTAGTATACATCAGTAGATACGATATAAATTAGTTCTGAGGTTTCTAGACCCCATGCACCTAGATCCTTACGTAGTGCTCTCATATTAGCAATAGAAGCAGCACCGGTATTTGTAGCAGTTACGGCAGAAGTAGTGTCGTATGTGCAAAGACCTTTAACAGGATCAGCACCTGAACCTACACCTAGTAGGAAAGCCTTATCAACAGCTTTGGCAACTCTACGTACCATAGCATCGCGTACGATTGGTAGAAGAACGATCAATGAGTCTTCTTCTTCTTCGTATGCAAGGTATTCCATGGTAGCTACCTTGTACGCATTTAGGGTAATTTCTTTCAATTGGTGAGTTTGTGCTGCACCAGGAGAATTTGTAGTACCGAACTGAGCGTTGGTAACCCATGTTGCGTAACCAGCTTCAGGGTTAACTGGTAGTGTCATAACATTAGTTTGCATATTAATGTTACGGAAGATCGGAGCTAGAACTAGCTTACGACGAACTTCGGCTTCCATATTTAGGGATACTTCAAGTTCCCAAGTAGCGGAGGCTTGGTGAGCACCAGTCTTTTCGATTAGATCGCGACCAAACTTGGTTCCATCTAATGACTTACCAGTAATCTTACTTAATAGAACAGCTTTTTCTCTATCAGTATAGTCAGCTTCTTTCTTCTTACCATCAGTAAAAGTCATTTTGCTGCTCTGTAGAGCTGCTAGTTCTTTTGCTTTTTCAGCAACAGTAGCTTCTAGACCGTCTAGTACTGATTTAGTAGTAGCTTCGGCTGTTTCTACGCGCTTCTGAAGTTCTTCAAGAAGCTTTTCTGTACCTGTAGATGAAGGAGTTACTTTAGCAACTTCTTCCTTAATTCTCTTTTGAAGAGCTTCTTCTTCAGCTAGAGCTTTGGCTTTTGCTTCTTCGGCTAGGCGTTGTTCCTTCAAAAGCTTTTCTGTAGCGGCATTTGCGGCCTTTTCGGCTGCTTCAGCAAGCATCTTCTCAATTTCTTTTTGATCCATTTTGAATCCTTCTTTAATTGTGCTATTATCTGCACTAGGTTCTAGCCCTTTAGCTGAGTCACTAGATTTAGCGAATAGCGTTTTAAACGTCTGATACTCATTTTCGCTATCAAAGGATTTCGATAGACTAAAAAGAGAATCTTGATGACACGGCACTGATACGACCGAAATTTCAATCAGTTCTAGTTCTTTGATTACGAATAATTCTGTAATCGAATTGTATTCTGCATCTAGAACCCTGAAACCGACACTAAACGCAGTTAAAACATTATCTTTAATTAAATTAAAAACCTCGGCGGCGGCCGAAATTCTTGCTTTTACCCACAAGCCTTTTTCATCAATCTTGTGTTCTACAACCCTACCTATAGGATCGTCATGATCATGAAAAGCCAATACTATAGGATTTTTTAGGAAATTGGTAATACCCGCATTCCAAACACTACTAGGTATAACGTCACCAGCTCTATCTGGAACGTTACAGCTGGCATACCCGCTGATATAGATACTATCAATTGGTTCGTCTGCTGTAGGTAGTGATTCTTTAGTAAATAGACTATCAAGATGCAGGACTTTATTCTTTAGTTCCATCCATCCGTCTCCTTGTTATGTACTATGCCAGCATTATACATTTGTTAGTATTATAACACTGGCACGTCACATTGTCAAACCATAAATTTTTAAACCATTATTTATTCTTTTGGTACTGGATTGGGATCCTTTTTAGGGGCACCACCTTTACCAGGGTCCACAGCAGATCCGGCTATATTGGCAGGAACTCTAAGTTTATCACTTTCTGGATCTGTGTCTTTCTCGTAACGTAGTTCTGTTCTAGCTTCATTAGGGCTAATAATACCACCATTAGTTAGCGTAGTATAGTACATTGCTACATCTTTTAATTCTGGTTGAAGAGCAGATACTCCAGTTGTAATAGCTTCTATATCGTAACCAGTTAATAGTTCCATAGCTGAAACATACTTACGGATAATAGGTATTACTGTTTCTAAATAAAATAGTTTTAGGTTTGGCGATATATTTGCCTGATTGCCGCCATCCAGTAATACTGGCGGAACCCCTAAAGTCTCCAATATTCTAACATTATTAGTTTTAATACTAGTATCGAAATCCATTTCTCTAAAACTATTTGCTCCTGCTAATGGAACTGGTTTAAGCCCAGAATCCAATATTACCGGCTTTTTGCCGCCAGATTTAGGATTATACTGTTTCAACCAGTTACTAATAGTCTTATCTTTTGCTATTTGACTCAGTGTATTATCAGTTGTTATAGCTAAATTAAATACAGCTCCATTATCAAAAAAGTTCGACTGGAAGTCTTGCATCTTATATAAAATAGCAATATTTCTATCAGCAGCTTTTAATCTACTAGTACCTCTATATATAGAGTCACTACTTAAGTCTTTGAAATGAGCAATTTCACCCGGCATCATAGTAGTTTGAGAGTTATAGGTATACTTAGTAATAAATGTTTTAGGATCTGGATGTATTTCTACGTTTAAGGCCGGTAAGTGATATAAAAACGTTCCATCAAAGTATATGAAAGCATTTCCTTCTAGTAGAAAGTCTGTAAATATAGCATTTCTAAAAGATTGGATAGACTGATAAGGATTAGGCCTAGAATTTAGTAAACTAGCTACTGTTTTTGCTTTAATACCAGGATAACTACCAGTATGTAATTTGTCCTTAATATCAAAATCTAAACTAGAACAGGCGGAGACTATCATATTTACCCCGCGATTAACAGATTCTAATTTATCAAATGCTTTAGTGTAATTTATACTTGCATCGCTGGAAACTATTGATCCTTCGTGCTGATGTATTACTTCTTGTGCTGGATTGGCCTTTTTAAACCAATCTAATGGATTATACCATGACATATTGTCTCCTAAGTAAACTTACTAAAAGATATATGTCCAATATCCCGAACTATGTTAGTTTCTCCAGTCTGGTGTTTATTACGTTGAAGTTCGATCCAGCGCTCCTGCTTATCAGCAGTATGTTTAGGTGGTTTTTTACCGTATATTCCATGTAATTGAACGTGGTGTCTATTACATAGCGTATATACTTTATCGTATATTTCCGTCCTATAAGCCTCAATGAACTCGTCACGTACTTTTAAAATACCCTCGTCGGTAGATATATCATAGCCCATCTTTTTGGACCATTCTTCTAGTAATAGAGTTATAGAATGTGTATGATGCAGTTCTAGGTCTTCAGTAGTACCACAAATATGACAAGTATCTTTCTTGTCATACGCAGCTTTAGCTTTATCTCTAACCCACTTAACAGGGATTCTATTATTGCCAGTATTTTTTGCCATAATAACCACATAAATTACACATCTCATGAATTATAGCACTATAGTCAAATCATAGCAAGTCAAATTTTATTAGACACAAAAAAGCCGCTAAACCTTCATAGTCTAGCGGCTTGTTCTACCATAATTTTTTATACCATGGCTTATTAACTTGATTCTTTACTTCTAATAATGCAGTAGCTATATTCGTTAAAGCATCTATTACTCCAATTTTACGATCTATTACTTCTTCCTGCTTAGTTAATTTTTCTATTGCAGTTTCAGCGGCTTCTCTCCATTTATTGGAATTATCTTCCCATCTAGCAGAAATCTTTTCCCATGCTGCGGCTGAATCTAGAGCCTTTTTAATCAACGTTATATGCTCTAACGTAGAGTATGTAAATAATTCTAGATTATTAAACGCTATATCCAGATCGGAGTCATCAGCTACCATCGCAGGGTTTAGATGCGGTCTAAACTTAGCCCTGTATAGTACTTCTAGAAAATCTATATGGTCTTCGTGGCAAGCTAGTAATGCTTCATACTCCGGCATACCACTAATATTATACTCGTCCTGAAGCTTATCTGGCGCGTTATCGCTAAGCATTAATTTCTGCAATCTTTCCCAGATTGTATCTAGTTCTCTAGTTTTAGCTATCCAAGCTCTGCCACTTTTAAAAGTTAATTTATAGATTCCACTTTTCATGATATATAACTATGTAAGGCATAGCGCACGGCATCTGGTATATGACTATGTGTATGCTTTGGTTTTTCTCGTACAAGCCCTTCTTTGTCATCCCACTGATACTGATCGAATTCAGCTAGTACAGTAGTGCATGTAGGACTTATTTTTAATTGTTTGGTTTCTAGTAGTGTTTGTACTCTAGCAATACCCGGTAATACATCTTTTACGGCCTTAATAGTAGTTACATCGTAAATATACGCTAAGTCACTTCTAAATTGAGCAGCTGCAGGGTCTGTAAATATAGCGTCAATATTCCATTTAGCTATTAATTCTCTAAACGCTGTAACATGATCTGGTGTTGTCTTTTCACTTTCCTGATACTCGTCTACTATATAGAAGCAATCTTCAGTTGGCTTATATATTATAACCACAAAAGCTGTAGGATCTTTGAAGCCAGGATCTAGTCCTGCGAATGCTTCGTCTCCGTCGCCTGGTACGTATTCTACTATATTATCTTCTGTAACGTTAAATATCTGGCCTTCATAAGTATTGAAGCTAGCCATGTATTCTTGTTCAAAATACGCTTTAGACATAGATAGTTTAGCGCTTTCTACGTCTTTTTCACTCATTCGAGGATTTTCAGTATAGTCAGCGCGCAAGCTACACCACTCCGGGTACTGCTCGCTCCATCCACGCATGTAGAACTCTGCGAACCAATTGTTCTTACCTCGTGGTGTACTAATGAATATAGCTTTACTGTTTGGTCTATCTAGTGTTGGTCGTAGACTAACGTTGAAGGCTTCTACAGCATCAGCCCCTAGCGCAGCCTCATCGAATACAATTAGGTTATATGATCTACCTACGCAGCTATCTACAGTGCTAAGTGATCCCATTCTAACAGTGCTGCCGTTAGATAGTTCTACAACCTTATCTTTTAAGTTATTTTTATCTACTTCTAGGTCGAAACTACTTATTAATTTTCTCTGTATTTCAAAGCTAATCGAGCTAAGGCTAAAGTTGGGCGACATTATTAGTACATTACAGCCAGGTACTAATAGTACTAATTGTGCGATTATATTAGCTATATATGTTTTACCAAGTCGTCTTGCTAGTGCTGCACATATAAATCTGTATTTGGGGTTGTTAACTGCGTTTATTAGTGCTATTTGAGCACGATTAGTTTGTTCCCACGCGTTCGATTTATTGCCTGTAACTGGATCTACGGCTGGTAGTAGTTTTAAGTATGCTTCAACAGGTAATTTAATAAATCTATTTGCTACTTCGAATTCGGTAATGCTATCAGCATCTACATCGGATCTACTAATTTCTAGCATGGTCTACAGATTATATTTTTGCTAATATAATCAACTCCCCAGATATTGTCAGTTCTGCCTTTAAAATTATTAGGTCTAAACATTTTGGGCTGATGTTCTTCTATAGTATAACCTAACTCAGTTATATATGCTCGCAGCTCTCTACTTTTCTCAGGTCTATCATCTTCTATATACATTAT